AAGAATGCGAAGCCCCTTTTTAAACAAAGAGTGTCGTTTTTTTTGAAGCTGTTGCAACAAACCGAAGGCATTTTTTACGTACATTGCAACAGTTTTAATTCTTGCAACAAATCAAATTTTAATCTTTTGCATTATGCGCAAATTTATTATCAAACACTATAGAAGTCTGACTCTCATTGCGTTCTTGATGCAGTGGGCCTCTGCTTTAGCTGCAGTAATTTTCTATTTTATAAACGGGTGGTGGTGCCTTTGGGCGTTCCTGCTTTGCCTCGTCTCTCATTTCCTGACGGTCCGATTTGCTGGAGTGGTAAAGGATCAGTATCTCCAAAATATTTGGGTCAAGCCATTGAGGGGATTATTCGGAAAACCTAAACGGAGAAAGAAAAGAAAAATAATAAGAAAGTACGGTAAACCTATAGACCTGGATAAATGAATCTAGTTTCAAAAACTCAATTCTCGTCAATGTTCGGAAAGGCTTCGAACTATCTGTCAAACTATGTCAAGCGGTCTCAAGTGGTCCTCAATGACAATCAAGTTGACCTGGACGATCCTATCAACGCGGACTTTTTGCAGTCACGCCGGGAGATTCTCGGATCGTTTCCTATGTCTGAAGCCCGCGCCCCTGCTAAGAAGTACGAAAAGAAAATCAAAAAAGACAAACCAGCGCCAAAAGCGAAAGCGCCGTCCATCAAAAAGCCTGTGACGGCTCCGTCAAAAGCTGAGAGCAAGGTCGCAAAGGAGGACGCGAGTCTCGCGAAACGAATCAGGGAGGCTGACCTCAAGAAAAAACTGCTGGACGCGGAGATCAGTCAGAACAAACTGAACAAACTACTCGGAAAATCTTTGCCGACTGACTTAGTCAAAGAAGTTGTCACACAAATGAATAAAGCAATGACCGACTCAATGAAAGAGGCTGTTGATAGTTACACTGATGACATTGCACACCGGACCAGAATGTCCGCAAAGGACGTGAGCCAGTCAAAAAAAGAATTGATTGCAATCGTCAACACTCATTCGAGGCGAGCAGTCGAAAAGGCAAAGCGCCGAATTGAAAAGGCAATAATCGAAATGACTGAGAATGAAAAGTGAGGGAATTCAAAAAATTTATTCTGATATTATTTTCGGCATCTATGAAGGGGCCGTCCACGAGCTGGACGATATCTCTCCGAGTGCCTGGGCTGAAAAGCACGTTGTCTTAGGTAAGGAGGAGCCAAAGCCAGGGCCTTTCTCCTATGATAACTCGCCTTACGTCAAGGGGATTGTCGATTGCTTAGACGTAAACCACCCCGCAAAGGAAATCGCGATCATGAAAGGGGCTCAAATTGGAATGAGTCGAGGTCTTATAATGAATGGAATCGGATATATCATTGACATTGCTCCAGGAAATACGGCGCTAATGGTCGGACACGAGGACCTAACAAAGGACGCGTCTACAAAAGTTGACTCAATGATCGACAATGCTGACATTCGTCACCTCATTTTCAATCAGTCTGGTAAGCTAAGGCACACAAAGTCAGGAGATACTGACAAACTGAAAGAGTTTGCAGGAGGTTATTTGCTGATCGGTACATCAAATCACAGTACACTGAGGCAGAGGTCTTTACGTTATGGATTTATAGATGACTTTGACGGAATGAAATCTGAATCTAAGGAGGCAGGGGATACTCGAAAGCTGATCAATAAAAGATTTGCAGCGTTCAAAGACAAAAGAAAAATAATGTATATCTCAACGCCAGAGCTCGCGGTCAACTCAAACATTGAGCCCGTCTATCTCAGAGGGGATCAGAGAAAATATCATATTGAATGCCCGTGCTGTCAGGAGAGAATTGTCCTTGAGTGGGAGATTGAAAGCCAGTGTGACGGGGTCGATATGGCCGGGATCACCTGGAGTTTAGACGATAGCGGGGACTTAATCCCTGAGTCTGTAGGCTATACGTGCTATAAATGCGGGGGATTCTTTGACGATAGGGACAAATATAAACTTTTGAGGGAGGGCGAATGGATTCCGACTGCCAAACCTGCCGACCCTGATGTCGTTTCTTTCCATATCTCAGCGCTTTACGCTCCGCCTTTCATGTATGACTGGACCTATTACGTCCGAGAATACATTGAAGCGTGTCCGTTAGGGCAGGAAAGAAAGGAATCTGAGTACAAAACATTCGTTAACACGGTGCTAGGGCTGACATATACGCCGCTCTCTCAGGATATCAAGGCGACTGAGCTGCAGAAAAACTGCAGACCTTACTCAGTTAACACGATACCGGACAAGTTGTCTGTCGCTGACGGAAATGGAAAAATTGTTTTGCTGACTTTCGCCTGTGACCTTAACGGGAAAGTTGATGACGCTCGCCTTGATTATGAAATTGTAGCCTGGTCTGAAAACGGACAGACGTATTCTGTCAGTCACGGATCATTCGGAACTTTCATTCCAAAGGACCCCGGAAAAATCAAGCGTGACAAATGGACCTATCGAAAAGGAAAAGAGCTGAGCGTCTGGCCTAAAGTGACCGAGATTTTTGAGACACGTATCCCACGAGATGACGGCTCGACAATGGCAATCTTTGCGGGCGGAATTGATACAGGATATCTCTCAGAATATGCGTATCCTTTCGTCAGAGATTCGAATTTTAATATTTGGAGCCTTAGAGGTGACACGAAAGAGGGCGGCTTTATTAGCAAGCAACATGATACAAGGTCTTACAAAGTATCGGCTGAGAAAAAAGATTTGTTTATTGTCAGGGGTAACGCGATCAAGGACGACCTCGCAAACCATATGCTTTTAAACTGGGACCAAGAGCACGGAGAGATTCAGCCTCACGGCTTCATGAACTTTCCTAGTCCGTCTGAAGGGCAGTATCAATTCAAAAATTATTTCTCTCACTTCGAAGCGGAGAAAAAAGAATTTGATCCTAAGAATGAAAAATTTCTCTGGAAGAAAAAATCGAACAACCATCAAAACCACCTTTTCGATTGCCGGGTTTACAACGTGGCTGTCCGTGATATCCTGCTCGATAAGATTTTCAGAGAGCGAGGGATTCAAAACGGGACTTGGGCGGATTGGGTTTCGTTAGTGCTTAAGAAATAGTAATATCATAAATGTCATTATTGTTAGCCAAGAAAATATAATTATGAGTCTTGTATTGCTAGCTTTATCCTGACTGAAATCTCTAATAATTGAGTTGTCTCTAGTTTTTCTACTCCCGTTTTTGCTTGGTCTATTCGGGAATAAAGGCATATTTATTTCGGGCTTAGAGTATTCTGATAGATAATACTCCCCCCTATTTTGCTCCTGAGATATCCAACTCACCTCCTTCATGAATGTGATAAACTCTTTTGTTTTGTTATCTCTTATCGGTATTTTGGTGTTTTTGACAAACAAGTATTTGAATGACACAACAAGGTCTTTGTATCTTAGTCCGTTGTCGCCAGTATCGCTGAACGCGTCTGTCAGTATTCTATAGACTACTTGCGGACTGATAGTGTCTGCTCGACTGCTGTTAAAATTATATTTAGTCAATGTGTATGCTGATTTTTCCATGCCCCAAACATACAAACAAGTTTACATATATACAAACTTTTTATAAAACTTTTTTCAAATTAAATTCGTCAGGCACCTCAATTAAATTCTGTCGATAGTCCTCAACGTAGGAGCCCGCCTTGATTTTTGGATCGAGATAGTCACGCAGTAAATTTGATTTTGCAATATTATTTTTTGCGCTAGAATTATTTATTTTTCTGTTTATGTCTCTGCGGACCCATGAAAAGTGGTGCATTTTTGTTTTCATTTGATAGACCTCTGCAGCATTTACCCTCCGAGTTGGGTCAACATATAAAGGATAAGATTGTTTATGTCCTCCGATAGTGTCAGGCTTTAGCTCGTGAATGAACGGGACGAAATAATCATCAACGTTCTCGAATCTAAGTGTCGGCTTTTTAAAATATGTGAACATCTCACAGGCGGAGCCCTCGGCTCCTGAGTCAATATATTCCTGCTTAGCCGCTCCAAAGTCAGAGTAAAACTCGTCACAATCTAAATGCAGAAAGTGAGTGCATTCTAAAGCCTTAGCGAACTCTAACCCCAGGTTGCGCTTTGCTGTCTCGTTGTGCATTCCGTTATGCTTTGACGGATCGTACTTTTCAAAATGGACCTCCGCCTTGCACTCCTTAAAAAATGCGCGGTTTGCAAGTATCTCCGTGATTGGGTTATACTCCTCGCCGTAATTGGAGACCGTCTGAAACATTATGATAATTATATCAACGTGCTCATGTACCTGCCTCATTGAAGGGATCAGGAGCTCCTCGGAATCGAATACTGAATAAATCGCTGCTAACTTCATTGTATAGCAGTTATTTCAAAGCCGCCTGACTTCATTCCGATAAGCCCTGATATATCGACATAATTCGAGACCATTGCCGCTCCTGCTCCTCCTCCTGGAGTATTCAGCTCAACGGCCCATTTGAATTTTGAAAAGTGCTGTCTGACTTGATACCCAGCGTCAGCTTGACCTTTCTCGGTGTCGTGTATTACGATAATTTTCGCGGTCTTTCTGTTTTGATATAAATCAATTTGACGTCTCTCTCCTGGAGCGTGGTCAATGAATAGCACGTCAGGCGTAAAAATTGGTAAGTCTTTCCATTCCGCAATAAGTTCGGAGCCCGTCTGAGCAGCCCAGTCAGGGTAATTTTCAAACGAAAGGAACTCTCTGCCTGCCTGGCTGCAGTACTCTCTCAAAAAAGGAGTTGACCCATGACCGGACCCGAACTCAATCACCTGTCCTTTAGTCATTTTCAGCGCCTCGAATAAAAAGATTCTGTGATTTGATTCGTTGTTTAAATGTTCAAGAAATTCTGCTTTTTTCATAATAAATTTTTAACTAAGTCCATACGTCCGAAGATAGAAATTTCATTCTGTCCTCTGGTCGGTAGGTTGTCCGTGATAAATAATAATTGTTTTTTTGATGTGAGATATTTTATTTCTTCTCTGATTTCAGGATTTCTCCCGGCTTTTATTTCGGCCCTAAGATAGTTTAAAAAAGTTTTTGGATTATTTCCGAAATCAATATTTCCTATTTTAATAATGACGTGGTCAGGAAATAAAGCTGTCACGTATCGCTCCATAATTTTTTTATGGTTAACGTATTTTGTTTGTTGGCTCTGATCGAGCGTGCTGAAATATACGAGCATTTGATATCGCGGCTGCTCATAAAGGAGCTGAATCTCTCGCTGAAACTCTTTCGGGTCCTCGCATGAGCTGTCAGAAACTCCTGAAGCAAAGAAAGTGATATCTCGTCTGTCGTTTAAAGCTTGCGCTATGTCTCCGTTTCCTATTATCATTTAGTTTTCAGTTTCACAATTGGGACAAATTATTGGGCATGTGCCTATTGCTCCCGTGGACATGCCTACGCTTCTGCCTTTCTTTATGGTGAGCATTCCATCTATAGCCAGTTTCTCACCGCAACTAATACATACTTTGGGTATGGTGAGCGGATTTAACCACTTCAGTGCTCTCTGGAGTTCAGCTTCTCTTTTTTTTTGTGATGTGATATTCATATTGATCCTTTTTTAAATGGCCCGATTTTCGGTAATTCCTTGTATGCCTTAATCGTGGAGTTCGTGTCGTAAAACGCGTCAGTAGGTTCAATTATTATTCGCCTATGAATATAATCGAACTCCTCCTTTACGTGAGTATTTTCGCATCCCGTTATTAAAAACAGACCGGAATTCTCGTCATATTCAGCAACTTGCATTTTTTTGAGATACATAACCCAGTAAAATCCTGACTTCATCATTCTGCTAATATAAATAAACTTGACCAATAATTCTGTCCTGCTCCGTGCTCATTCGTCAGCTCATGACTCGCGGCGTAATATCCGAGCTCTGTCAGTTTGTCGACAATTTTGTCAACGTCAGTCTGATAGTAATCATTGATATGTAGGTGAAACTCAATCGAAATCTGACGCGCGGGCGCGGTATGCAGTGACCCTATGATCGCTCGCTCGTCTCCCTCAACGTCGATCTTAACGACGTCCCAGAATTTTATTTGATTATCTGTTGAGAATTTCTCAAGCGTCATGCACTCAACGTCAGAGCCTCCTAAAATTGTGTGTGTTGCTTGAGGGTCTCTCGTGTTTTGTACGCCGATTAATCCTGTATAGCTGGAAATCCCGACTCTGTGATAATCTTTTCTATCAAGTTGGTCAATGTCTACGGCGTAAACTTCAAAGCCTCTCCGCCTGAAGTGGTCCACAAAAAGAAAATTTCGACATCCGATATCAAGAATTTTCGCATTTTCTGGGAGCAGATCGGTATCGACTTTGTGCTCGTGTATTGTTTTTATCATAATTTCTTATTTAAAATGTCGCTTATTAAATACTGACTCGTCGCTCAGACAGTAGTCAATCTCATGAGGACGGATAGGCTCAATAAAGTTGTGAAACATTGCGTAAGCAATGACCGACTCGTCTGCTCTATGGCCCTGCAGTCTCCCTGTCGCCTCCTGCTCTTGGCTCCCGAAATAGCCTGACTGCTCAAATACTTTCCATTGCTGGTATATCATGCAAGCTGGAGCAGTGTCAAAATCAAAATAATAGAGTGATCCGCCGACTAAATGTACTTCGTAAACATCTAGCGAATCCCTAGTCTCCTCAATTATTGTCAGAAAACTATCTGAAATAAAAGTACTGAGTCTGTTTTCGTCTCTGACGGCTGTCATATCGTATTTGAAAAGCGCGTCAACTGGTCCGTTGATAATCATAGCAGGGTCCAGCCAGAGCACCTTTTGAAATTTTTTCTTTGCTTGTTGTATAGCATACACCTTAAAACCATATAAAGACTCAAGGAAAGGCTTTGAGTATTCCGGCAGCTGTTCGGTCCAAAACATAATATTCGCGTCAGGATAGACCTTTAAAATCGAAGCCTTGAGTCGGACCTGTTGCTTGACGTACTGCTCGCCGAAAGCTACTGAAACAAAAACTAAGTCTTTCATGGTAATAAATTTAAAATTCTCTCCGCCTCAATTTGATTGAACGGTCTCAACATGTGGGCGTCAATCTTCTCGCCTGGAGCGTTCAAAGTTCTTTCCCAGTCAGCGCGGTCAATTCGTCCTTTCGCTAATCCGTTCGTAAATCCTCGATCAATTAAATCAATTGACTCAGGGTTTGCGTTTACGTTTATTCTCTCAGTTATAATCTGTTGGTCAACTGTCCACCACGTTTCCCAGTGCTCAGATTTTGCGTTCGGATATTTATCGAGCAACTCTGGGAGAGTTTCTTCAGGGATTATTTTTTCCCAGTATTCCGATTTCATTGCAATGTAGCAAATCGGATATTGAGAGCGGCCTGTCAAATCGAATCCGTAGACCGTCAACTTGTTTTCGTTCGGGTGCCAGTAGTCAGAGCAGGGCATCATATCAACGTCTGAGGTCATAATGAATCCGTCAGTAAATCTGTGGCCTAGCAAACGAATGCACTGGACGACTGTCTCAGGCCTGTAATCTCCGCCCGCAAAAGTGACGTCAATGGTTTTGTTTTTAGGGTCCTTTGTTGATATCGTGATCCCGTGAGTAAATGTCAAAGTTTCCCAGCCTAATTTATTCCAGGCCTTTTGAACGTATGGCAAATAATTCAGATAATCTGGGTTATTGTTTGTCGATAGTATTACTGTCTTTTTCATAAGTTATTTATTTAGATATTTCCATTTAAAACCGTAGGCATGAGGTCTCTCTCCTCTTGCCGCCTCTTTTTTATGTTTACTGACTGACCTATATAAATTCGGCCTGAAGGTGAAACAATCCTCATATCAAAAAACAAATGGATCAGTCCAATAAAAAATCCTAGGATATTTTTTCTCTACCTCCTGGATGTCCTTGAATAACTCTTTTTTTGTCGACAGGAATCTCTCCATTGTCGGGGAATAATATCCAGCCGCCCCAATGTGCCCGCACAGTAAATCAGTCTCCTTCAAGCTCTCATCAAGACCGATATCTATATCTGGTATATGATTGTGGAAGTCACTCAGAAACGTATCTCCGTGACCTAAAACATAGTGCTGAGTGATTGAGTCCGTTCCTTTGGTCCCGACTGCAGGATATATCACTCTATTTAAAAAGTCCTGGTCACTGCCTTTCCTGTCGAAATTAATGTACTCAGATTTCGTGAGCATCTCGTCCCACGTTTGGCCCACCTTTTCAGTAATGTAATCAGGTTTAAATCCTATCATTCCGCCCATTAAAGGGATTGAATGACTGACTGAGTCGCAAATTGCGTGCGCTGCTTTGTCACTTTCGATCCATTGAGCAACCGCTTGAGCGTCTCTGTATGTTGTCGGACTGTCAAGGTCTCTGCAAATTACGTGTGAATATTTCCAGGCTCCGGCCTCCATTTCAAAGATAGGCTTCATTCGCCAAAGCATAGCCAGACAGAGCGGGGCCTCGGTTTCTACTTTCGTAGTGATTCCGATATTTTCAAAAATGAATTTATAAGCCTCGTATGTCTGGGGGTCCGTATGCAGAACGATTTCCCAGTCTGGAAAAATTAACCTGTTTAATCTGACGTTGATCAGTAGGCCTCTCAGGTAAGAGTGAAAATCAAAGCAGTTGGCTGCTCTCTCTTTACCGAATCCAAAAAGGCTGTATGATATTGCTTTTTTTCTTTTCATGTTTACAAATATACAAACTTTATTTGTTTGAGCGGTATAAATAATAATAAATGATTTCGTCCGAGTAAACCTCTGATTTTAAGAGACCTGAGCGCTGTATTTGGTCGCTCCAGTCCTTATCTTCTCCGTGATTTATTTCTTTAAACTTAAATTTTTTCGCAATTTCTGACTTGATACAGTTCAAATGATTCGGGTTTCTCTCGTACTTAATCTCATTCTCAGTCGTTTTCCATTCCGAGTATTTAATCGAGTGCTCGAAAATCTCAGGATTCTCTCCGTCAGTCGTCATGATCCCTCTCAAAGAAAGGCAATCGGGACCCGACTTGATTCCCTCCTTTATTGTTTTGATAAAGTTCGCGCCTGGCTTGTCGTCTGAATCAAAGAATAGTAAGTATTGGCCTTGAGCTATTTCGAGCAAGTCGTTTCTTTTGGTCCCGATTGACCCCTCCGCCATATTAGTGATTATCTGATAATCCTCATTTATTGACCATCCGGCTAGGACCCCCTGAACTATTAAATCATTTATCAAGGTGTCGGTCATGTCCATTCTGTCCGGCGTGCTAGGAATTAAAATAGATAGTTTCATTTCTTGTAAATTTTTAACGTGAAGCATAAGAAAAGATAATCAACTTTTTTCGCGTGAGGTGAAATATTTATTTTTTGCGGAATCAAAACCCATTCTCTCAGGCTGACGGATAGAACTATTTGCTTAATTTTCATACTGGAAATCCCTCCGCACGTCTTTTGTGATAGACTGCTTTACCTTGAGCCCAGTTGTTCGAGCTGTTTTGATACGTCTCGTCAATTTGGCTTTTCAGATTTGGGTCCGGGTTGGTGTAATGTAGGTGAGGGAATTTGAGCGGCTCGGCAAAAATTAACCATTGATTTTTATCGCATACGTGATAAAGGTCCTGATCTACGAACATTGATAAATATAACGGATTCCAGAAATAGCCTAGCCTCTTATGTAAGGCCTTGCTCATTATTGGAATGGTTAAGACGTCAACTTTAAAACGCTGGAGGCAGTCGTCAACTTTCAAAAGCCAGAGCTCAGGATTATTCAGGACCGCGACTGAATCAATAATCAACTGATCCCATCCGATAGGACAATCGAAATCGTCAGACAAATAAATCAATATATCTCCGCGAGAAACTTTTGCCGCGACATTGGTCGCTTGCACGACTGAATCATTCGCGCTCGCGCAAATCGTGGAGCCCTCTTTGAATAGAGCTTTATACAGCTCAAGTTGAGAGTCGTCAAGGTCAACTGAAAGTATATGCTCAATTTCATTGAAGCCCGAAGCCTTTGAAAGCCATTTATTCAGCGTTTCGCTTGCTTGTTTTGCGCGCCCCCGCGAGGGGTGTATCAGTGAGATTTTAGTCATAGTATTCAGTATAAAATTTATAACTTATAGGGTCCATATATTTTTTTAGAAATTCGAAATTGTGGTCTAGGTTTTTATACCTATGCAGTAAATCAGTATGAAATTTGCCGCCTGTCAATCCTTCGCCGTGCTTTATCCCTATGCAGTTCGGACTCGCTGGCATATAGGTTAAATGCTTCAGGCCCGACAGGGTCCAAAGATGACTATCAGTATAAGGTTGTTTATCGTTGCACCATTCGAAATTTAGATCAGGCTTAATGAGTGTATTCATTGCGCTCGACCTTGAGAAGTGGTCAAATTGAAAGTAAGCCTTTAGCTTTAGATTATAATAGAGCGTGTATCTCTGACCGAAAAGCTCAGGCTTTCCGTGAGAGGTCCAGGCGTTGACAACCTCCTCAATATAAGTCGGAGAGTAAAAATCGTCATTCTCTATAAAGAAAATGCAATCGAGTCCTCGATTTCTGAGAGTATTATATCCGGTCCTATACCTCAGAGTGATATCTGACTCAGGCCATTTTGGCGCAAAATTTACGAGCTCAATCACTTCGATTTCAACGGTTTGGGCCGTTAACATTCTCAAACAATTCTCTAAAAATTTAGGTCTGTCCGACCTGTCGGGAATGATTACTCCTATTCTCATGACGCAAATATAAAAATTTACTGTAATAATTACAGTAAAAATTCAATATATTTTTTAAAATATGTCAGATTTGTCTCAAGATTTTTCTAATTAAAAAAACTTATAGATGTCAAGTAATGCAGTAGGTAGTTCAGTTCAGTCGGCGGTTGTTGGCTATAAGATAACAAAAGGAGACTTCAGGAATGAAACTCCAAACCTCCCACAAAGAGTCGCTTTATTAGGAGAGGCAAACTTTGCAAATCAAGGGACGCTAAGCTTGGCAGCTAAAGAAATTACAACTTCACAACAGGCGGGCGAGCTTTACGGCTTTGGGTCCCCTATTCATATGGCAATGAGAATATTGCGCCCCGCTTCAGGTGGTGGTTTAGGTGGTATCCCTGTTTACGTCTATCCTCAAGCAGAGGCTGGATCGGCAACACATAGACAACTTGATATAACTATCACTGGCTATGCTACAGCAAATGCTACTCATACGGTGGTGATTGCGGGACGTGAAGGATTAGAGGGCGGACGTTATGACTTTGCGGTTGTAAAAGGAGATAGCTCAAACGAGATCAGTCAAAAAATTGAGGACGCTGTCAACAATGTTCTTGACTGTCCTATGACAGCAACGGGATCGGGATATGATTCGTCTTTAACTACGAAATGGAAAGGCTTGACTGCTCAAGAAATCACTGTAACAGTATCAACGAACGACTTAGCTGTCGGAATAACTTACGCGGTCGCTGAAATCACAGCGGGCTCAGGAACTCCTGCAGTCACTACGGCTCTGAATTTATTCGGGAACGCCTGGAATACAATCGTTGTAAATACTTACGGGACAGTTTCGTCAATCATGACAGAGCTTGAGGACTTCAACGGAATAGCTGATCCAACGACTCCAACAGGTCGTTATACTAGCACAACAATGAAACCGTTTATTGCTTTGACTGGATCGGTTGCGAACAACCCGTCAGACACTACGAACGCGAGACTTACTGAAATGACTATCGCAATCTGTCCGGCACCATTAAGCCCAGCCCACCCATTAGAGGCGGCAGCGAATCAAGCGGTCAATTTTGCTACAACTTCACAGGATAGCCCGAATTCGGACACTATCGAACAAAAATATTCAGATATGCCCGCTCCGGCTGACGGAGATATCGGCTCAATGGCTGTCTATGCAAATAGAGACTCATTTGTCAAAAAGGGTTGTTCTACTGTTGACATAGTTGACGGAGAGTATATCGTAAAAGATTTTGTCACCACTTACCACCCAACAGGAGAAACTCCTGCTCAATTTGCTTACTGTAGAAACTTAATGCTGGACCTTAACGTCTTTTATGGTTACTATTTGAAAGAGCAAATTTCGGTAGTTGGGAAAACATTAATTGACGGGACTGTAATAGTTAACGCGGCGAATACGATTTCGACTGATGTCTGGAAAGGAATTCTTTTCAAATATGCTGACGAATTAGGAGCGAGAGCTTTAATTGCTGACGTTCAATTCATGAAAGACTCTTTAGTCGTTAATATCGGAACTTCTAATCCTGACAGAATGGAGACTTTCTTCAGATATAAGAGAACCGGAACCGTGAGAATCGCGTCATCTACGGCAGAGGCTGGATTCAATTTCGGATAAAAAATAATTAAATAAATAAAAAAAATAAATAGCATGGCAGTAGGCGGAGACATTCTCGAAATTACTTATTCTCACCCAACACTCGGAGAGGGTAGATTCTACCCGAAAGCGAATGAGGGCAATACTTTAGATATCGGAGGGATTCGCTCAACTGATGACGCCTCAATGATAACGGCGTCAGGGTCAATGATCGACCAAATGAACCGAGTCAGAGGATCGCTTGAGGCATTATGCGAGAACGATATGGCTATCAGAAATGATATCAACATTGTTCGTCAATTGGCTTCTGATCCAGTGCCTACAGACTTTACGGCGAGTATAATTAACGGCTCAGTTTGGGCTTTTAGTGGGAAACCTGTCGGAGATATTTCAGCAGACGTGAACGCGTCAACTTTCACTTTGAAGGTTGCCTTTGCACTTGCTGAAAAAATTGCATAGTAAACACATTAACTCACAAATAATGGAAAACAAAGCACAAAATGAGGCCGTAAGGTCTCAACAAAATCAGGCGACCCAAACGAGGGACGTGAAAGTCACGAGAGCAGTTGCTCAAAATGAAATGAATAAATGGCTCGATTTTAAAAAAATCAAAGCTAAAAAAAGAGAGGGTCTCGCTGAAAGTATCGAGGAAGTTATTGACTCAATTGAGGACGGAACTTTGCGACTTGATGAAGATAAGAAACTCATACAGGATTTAAGCTTTCCACTGGAGGGCGTGAGCGAATTAGTTTTTAAGCCTAGAATTCAAGCCGTTGACATTAATGCAGCGCTGAAGGGAATCAAAATGAATGATAACAACGGGCGAGTAATCGCCTATATATCAGCATTAACTGGACGCCCAAAGACTTTGATTTCTAAACTTGACACTGAGGATATGTCTATCGGTAACACTTTAGCGGTTTTTTTTATCTAGGGTTTACGCCTGAAGTAATTGAAAAAAATGAGTTTGAATTTGAGATAGACGTTATTCACGAAATGGTCAGAGTAGTAGCTCAAGTATATCACTGGACGCCTGAATACATTAAAAATCTATATCTTGACGATATGGATTTTTTCGGTTTAGAATTTTGGTTTGACGCCGCGATTAGTACTGTAAAAAATTTAAAAGAATAAATGAAAGCCTTAACGGTCCCAACTATTTTTACAGCGGTTGACAAGTTCAGCCGAGTAACTCAGAAAATGGGGGGATCAGTTCAGAAATTTGCCAAAAAGGCAGAGGCTGGACTGGCTCGAAGTGAACGGGCTTTCAGGAGGTTAACTCCTGCAATAGGCTCGGCCGCAAAACAATTCTTGCACTTTGCCTCAGCTGCCGCAATAGGCGCCGCTATCTTTGGAGGGATTGCTTTCTCTGTTAAATCTTTAATTGATTACGAGAAAGCTCTGGCCTCTACCCAGGCGATCACTGGGACAACAAACGAAGAGTTTAAAGTTTTTAAGCTTGAGATTGACGCGGTCGCGCAAAGGACCAAAAAATCAGCGGTAGATATTGCGAAAGCTTTCGAAATTGTAGGGTCAGAAAAACCCGAGCTTTTGGCGAATGCTGAAGCTTTGGGGAAAGTGACTGAAGCCGTGACGATATTATCAAAGGCGTCAGGAGACGATCTTGAAACGTCCGCTAAGTCCTTGACTGGCACAATGAATCAGTTTAATCTAGGGGCTGAACATTCTTTCAGGGTAATGAATGCACTCGGAGCCGGGGCAAAATTTGGATCAGCAAACATTTCTATGTTGAGTGATTCAATGAAAAATGTCGGGTCCGTTGCTGCAGACTCTAATCTATCAGTCGAGCAAACGGTCGCAATGCTGGAAATATTCGCGAAATTTAATCTTAAAGGCGCTGAAGCTGGGACGAAATTCAGGGCCTCATTGACAAACCTAAAAGTCGCGGGCTTTGGTTACGCGAGCGGGGTCTTTAATATGGGAGACGCTTTGAGAGAGGCTAGTGAAGCTCAGGCCGCTATGGGAACGCAAATGGAAAAGGATTTGTTTATCGTTAATACTTTCGGAAAAGAGAATCAGCTCGCGGGGGGAATAATGTTGAAAAACGTTGACGCCTACGAGAATATGACTGAGGCTGTGACAGGGACCTCAACGGCTCAGGAAATGGCTGCAACGAATTCAAACACGTTGAGCAATAGACTAGACGAGTTAAAAAATCAGTGGGTCAATTTAATCACGGGAGCGAATGGCTCCTCTGACGCTCTGACGACTGTTAAGGACGCCGTAAAGTTTGTGACGGATAACCTCGATACAATTGTATCAGTAGGACTTAAAGTAATTAAGTTTTTTCTAGCATGGAAAGCGGTTAATTTATTGGTTGTCACTGGATTAAAGGCTTACAATATTGTTTTAGGTATATCAAATGCCTTGCAGAAAACCGCTGCGATATCAGTCGGCAAAAATGCAACGGCTTTAAAAGCGTATGCACTGACAACAAAGATAGCCGCAGCTGCTCAAAAGATTTACAATGTAGTTCTTTTGGGAAATCCTTATCTTGCTGTAGCTGCCGCCGCTTTAGTTCTAGGCGCTGCCATTTATGCTATATTTCAATCGACTGAAAAATTGACGACAGCCGAGCGGGTAAATGCTGGAATTCAAAAGACAGTTATTGAGAATACAGCTGACCAGCTTGTCGAATCAAAACTTTTATTCAGGGAGCTCAAAAACCTAGAGGTTGGATCAGTGGCATATAATGAGGCCCTCCAAAAACTAGAGGCTTTACAGCCTGGAATAATTCAAAAACATAACCTTCAGGCGGGAGCTGTAAAAGATTTAGCAGCAGCAGAGAAGCAACTGACTCAAAACATTATGGAGAGAGCAGCCGCTGAAGCAATTTCAAATCGAATCAGCGAAACGGCCTCGGAGATTTTGGACCTCCAAATGAGCGGCCCAGAGGAGGGCGGAGGAGTTTTCGGAATGAATCAGGGCCTCCTCGATATGATGCATAAGCAGAAACTGGAAGGAAAGCAAGCTGAACTCAATCAACTCATAGGCTCTCAGGCTTCAATCGAGTCGGGCGGCTTTGATGCGCTATTCAATAAAGGAACGGTGCCAGTCGTAGACGTTGAGAAAGAAAAACAACAGGCCTCAAATCAGAATCAGGTCCGAACGCTAAAAGATATGTTGACGATTCGATTTGAAAATCCTCCTCCAGGAATGGACGCAAATCTCGCGGGCTCATCTTCAGGAGGCGGCGGCGGAATGCCCTCACTTACCACAACAAATTAAGAAATGGCAGACTTAGAAATGATAGAATCAGGCTCAGGCGGAGATTTAGTTCTGAAAGGAAATGACCTTTCCGTGATAAATGGCTTTCAAAATATGCCATATATCGGAATATTCGGAGGTAATCCTGATCAGTCCACTGCAGGCGCGAAAGAGCCAGACGAGCAAGCACTTGACTTTTGGGGTAATCATTTATTTTCTCCTAACAAAGCAAAAATTCAGTTTAATTCTGAGCTAGAAATGAAGCTCAGAGGCTTAGCTATAACCTCAAATAGTCGAATTCAGATTGAGAGAACGGTCCTGAAAGACCTTGCTTTCATGTCTGATTTTGCTGGTCTATTTGTAGAGGTAACGCTCACGGGCGTTGATAGGATTTTAATATATATCAGAATAGACGAGCCGAACAACTTGCAATCGAACGAATTTACTTATATTTGGGATAGCACCAACTCCGAATTAACAACGTCAACAAATGATTAATATACCTACTACCAAAGAAATTTATGACGGGATTCTCGCTGATTTAGAGGCGGAGTTTACAATCACTATTCCTTTAATTGGGCCTAGCTTTTTGCGGGCTTTGGCGGCTGTTTTGGCTGGAGTAATTAAATTAAATTACTTAGCAATTGCCAGCGTTCAAAAGAACATATTTATTGACACGGCAGACCCTGAGTCTCAAGGCGGAACGCTTCAAAGGTTTGGATTCGTTAAGCTTGGAAGATATCCTTTCACGGCTACTCAAGGTCAATATACTATTCAATTGACCACGCTCGCGGGCGCGCTTGGAACTATCATTCCGGCGAATACAACTTTTAAAAGTGATGACGACAGTCTCAATCCTGGCATTCAATTTATTTTAGATAATGTTTTCACGATTAACGGCGTTGATATAATCACTGTGAGATGTCTGACCCCAGGATTAGAGGGACAGCTTTCTCTGGGAGACACTATGACACTGAATGCCCCGATTGCTTTAGTTGACGACCTGGCAACTGTTTTGACAGAGCCAGTCGAACCTCAAGCGGCTGAGGATATTGAGGAATACAGGAGGAAGGCACTTGACGCCTACAGGTTAGAACCTCAAGGCGGGGCGCCTTCAGACTATAGGCTTTGGAGTTCTGACGCTCAGGGAGTTCAGCAATCATATCCTTATGTCGCGGCAGGAAATTCAAATCAAATTAATTTATTTGTAGAGGCTACCACTGCAGGCAGTTCGGACGGAAAAGGAACGCCGACAGCTCAAATATTAACTGACGTTAAGGAGGCAGTCGAGGACCCGACTGCAGCCAGGCCAGGGAGAAAGCCTCTCGGAGTTTTTCTCGTCAATTATTTGCCTATCGTAGTTAAAGAAATTGATATCACAGTCCCGTCTTTTGTTGGCTTAGATGCTACAACTCAGGCTTTGATATTGTCGGCAATGGAGACAGAGCTTGACGCTATTCGTCCTTATATTGGAGGGATATCTCCTCTGACTGAGAAAAACGACATATTTGATACTAATAGAATTGTAAATGTAATTTTAAACGCTAAGCCTGGGGCTGTTTTTGCTGCTCCGACTATGACCGTTTCTGCTATTCTTTTAAGTACGTACACTTTTGACAATGGAGAGATCCCTTACCTTAATTCTATCACTTATACTTAATGGCGGTACTTGACAAAATAAAGAAAGTCATTGCTCAGCTTTACCCGAAAGGGAGAGCTTTCAGGTTTCCAGACGAGGGAGTCTCTGATAAATTGCACAATGTAATTGCTAAACATTTGGCTCAGGTAAACTCTGACGCCGTTTCAACGCTTGATGTTATCTTACCGGATAACGCTAATTTTACAGCTGATGACGCTACCCGCTGGGAGGAGAGACTCGGCTTGATAGTCAGTCCGAGCGTATCACTGGCGGAAAGAAAGCTCGCGATTGAAAGAAAAATGAACCACCCCGGAACGATTCCGGCACGGCAAAACTGGGAGTATTTACAGGACCAGCTACACGCTGCAGGATTTACTCAGCTATTTGTCTATGAAAATATTTTTTATCCTGGACCTATAACAAAAAGCCCCACTGACATTTTAGGCGCCTTTGTTGTCGGACTTTGGGAGCATGGAGTTTTGGCTGAGATGGGGGCCGTTGAGCATGGTACGGCTACCAGTGGGGCAGTTTACGAGAATTGTGTCGCTAACTATGTTGACGAGGATTTTGATCAGTGGTTTGATACTGGAGCGAATTTAAGAAATACTTTTTTTGTAGCTGGCGAATATATTGACGACCTTGCAAACGTAGACGTAAACAGAAAAGAGGAGTTGAGACAATTAATTTTAAAAATAAAGCCTACTCAAACGGTCGGTTTTTTATTCATAAACTATATCTAATATGATACCTTTAATCAATAAACCAAATATAACAGGCTCAGACACTGAGTATCCTTTCGGGAATATTCGTGACAGAAACGGGGCTATAGTTGGCACCCCTGGAAATGTAGAGGTTTACGCTGATATACATCAATTTTTTGAAAAGCTAATATTCGAATCTGATGTGACGGCGAATGACTTGCCTGACAATGAGTATAACGGCTGGCAGCTTTGGGAGGCTATGCAGGACAGGATTAACAATGAGCGAGAATATAATCGCTTCTATGTTAAGATGAGCCAGTCAGGAACGGAAGCGCCTACCTTCGATAGGCAAATTAAAAATGACTTTGGAACGTCTCCTGCTCTCGCTTATATTGGTGTGGGTATTTATGACCTGACTTTTGGATCGTCTGTTTTTGGAGCGGATACGACAAAGCTCGCGAAGTGGGCCGAAATAAATAGCGGAGGGTCTACAACTTGGATACGAATCACTTCTGGAACTGTCGCGAGATTAAACACTTACAACGGAGCTGGAACCTTAGCGAATGACATTCTTGACGAAACTACAATAATGATCAGAGTCTATCCATGATACAATTAAACATTGCTACAACCGAACTCGTTGCTTATACGAATAAACTCGAAAAGCTTCACCGTTCAGCGTTTCCGAATGCTGTCCGAACGGCTTTGAATTCGGTTGCTTTTGATGTTAAACAGGATACTTTATTGACGAGTGCACGAAAGAATTTCAAGAAAAGAAAGCCTAATTTTTTCAAAGCAAATAGCCGGGTCAATATGGCTCAAGGATTTGATTTGAATCGAATGCAGTCTGAGGTCGGAATGCGATCGCTTCACGGGGCTAACCACGCGGTCAGAGATTTAGAACAACAGGAGAGAGGCGGAGTCATTACGAACAAAGCGTTTATTCCTTTGGATACTGCCAGAACTGGGAAAAGCTATGACAGAGGAGTCGCTAAAAGAAATAGATTAAACAACGTCAATGACCTTGTAAATAGCGCGAAAGTAAACGGCAGCTCGAAAGGCCAGAGATTCGCGAAAGCAATTAAAAAAGCAGGCGCGAAAGGCTACGTCCTTGACGAGCAGGGGACGCTGTGGAGGGTTAACTCATTGATTAAGAAAGCGAGAGGTTTTGATATTTCAGCTCTTTATAGTTACGAAAAAGATAGAAGCATTCGCGTCAAACCAACTCATTTCATGGAGGAGGCGTCAGTCGCTTCACAAAAAAAGATTGACAGATTTTATATAATTGAAGCTGAAAAGCAATTCAAAAAAGCGTTGAAATAATGAGCTGGAAAGAAAGAGTTGAGTCTGATATTATAATCACAACGGGAGACGGGAAAATATATACTCCTATGTACAAAATTTCTCCGCTGAGCGATTCGTTTAATATTGCGGAATTTAATTTCCCTAATATACCAGGCACGAAAATAGACCGGAGAGAAATCAAAGGCTCTAAATATACAGTTGATTTGTATTTTCAGGGAGAGAATCACCTTGAGGAGGTTGCAAGTTTTAGAGAATCAAGCAAGGATAAAAGGCCTTGGATAGTTTCCCACCCTATGCACGGGACCCTGACAATGCACCCCGCCTCAATTCGATACGACCCGTCAGGATTAAACGTGACAAAAGTCACTGTCAGTTTGCTTGAGACGATTACAGAGGATAATCCTAAAATAACAGTAGGACCAACAGAGCAGGCGTCAAGGTTTATCATTCAAGCGACTGAAGCGTCAGACGAGGCCTTTGCTAATCAGGTGGTCGCGACCAGCTCGGACAGTAATTTGCTAACGAATAATTTGAGCGATATATATGACGAGGCCTCAACTCAGGTGACACTGAATGACCAGGCAAATGAATATTTTAATTTATTTAATGACGCGAATAATAAGATTATCAATGTAATCTCAGAGCCTTTATTCGCGATTAATGCGGTTAAAAATACGATAATGTATCCGTCGCTCTTTTCGATAAGCGTCAAGGCTCGGCTCACTATTCTCTCAGATCAGTTTACTGGGCTTTATTCGGCAATCGCTACCTTGATAACGCCAAACGAAAAGAAAATATTCGAGAATAACGCGTCAAGCTTAGTCTCTGGAATGCTGCAGACTGTCCTAAATCCTTTAGACGAATTGGATTTCGAGAATACTACTGACGTACTCAGCGCGATAACGACACTGACGGACACCTATGACACCTATATTTTAGGGCTCGATTCTCTGCAGACGGATAACGGAGGAGACGAAACGTCTTTTATCCCTGACTTTGATTTGAATCTTGCGCTTTACAATGCCATTTATTATACAGTATCTCAGCTTTTTGTGATAGCTTTATCCGCAAAGCAGGAGAGAATTGAATATATCTCAAACGATAGTAATTTAATATCACTGACTCACAGGTTTTTAGGACTTGAGCCGAATGACTCAACAATTGACCAGTTTATTCGAATCAATAAAATAGGATTAAATGAATTTTTACAGATCAAGAAAGGTCGTGAGATTAAATATTATGTTTAAAAATGGAGTTAAGTATAAACGATAGATTTGTAAATCGGACTGTTAAGTATTTTAATGAGTTCAGTTTTAAACTTGCTTATAATTCTGTCGGGTCGACTTTTCAATTTGTTATTGATTACGATTATACAAACCCAGAGCACAAAGAAATGGATTGTGTCTCTCACTATCACGAGGCGACCGTCACGCATTTAGGTCAGACCCTGCTCACGGGGACTCTGGTCTCTCAAAAGTTTTCAGTCAGTAAAGTAAAGAATTTAGCCTCCTTTTCTGGATACTCATCTCCAGGAGTTTTGGAGGACGTCAGCGTCCCTCCTGAATCTTACCCGCTACAGTCTAACAATTTGACTCTGACTCAAATATCTAATAAATTAGTCCGGCCTTTGCGTCCGAAACTTGATATTGTGATTGATGACTCAGTCGCCGACAGAATGAATTCGAGCTTTGACACGTCAACGGCCTCGCCCACTTCAAAAATAAAAGGATATCTCGCTGACTTAGCTCAGCAGAAAAATATCATAATGTCTCACAATGAATTAGGGGCTCTCGTCTTTACTGAGGCAAAAACGAACATGGAGCCGTTGATTGATTTTGATCTAACGAAAGAGGTCCCGATCGGATTTGAATTTGATTTTGATTTCAATGGTCAGGCTATTCACTCACATATTACTGTTAAAAAGCAGGCCTCTATGACTGGGGGAAATGCGGGAGACTATACGCTCAGAAATCCATACGTTGTAGGATCAGTATATCGACCTTTAGTTTTAACCCAGTCGAGCGGAACTGACAATGATACTCAGCTCGTGGCGAAAAGAGCTCTCGCAAATGAGCTCAGAAATTTACCGCTAACTATTAAAATGGATCGCTGGGACCTTGACGGGGTTATAGTCCGTCCGAATAATACGATTACAATATACGCTCCTCAGTTATACATTTGGAAAAAAACCACTTTCTTTATTGAGTCGATTGACTTTTCAGGGAATAACACTGAGCAAACGGCGACCCTTCATTGTGTTCTGCCTGAGTGCTATACGAATGAGGTCCCCGTTTCAATTTTTGCAGGTATTAATATTTACGCTAAAGATCACGTTTAATGAATATAGTCAAAGTAATATCGACAAAGCTGCAGGAGAGCAAGCGATTTATCAAGTTCGTCAACATGGGAAAAGACGATATTCAGGAATGCAATACAATACAACCTCATGGAATCGACTCAAATCCTGTCAAGGATATGGTCGCGCTATATGCTAAAACGAGCGAGGTCGGAAAGCCTGTGATTGTCGGATATGTTAATGAGAATCAAGTCGCTGAAATCGGAGGGAGCCGACTTTATTCAACCGATTCAGACGGAGTTGAGCAAATCGCTATATATATGCGAGCAGACGGGACTGCAGAAATCGGAGGAGATGCTGACTTTTTGGCTGGATTCAATGATTTAAAAGCAGGTTTTGACGAGTTGGTTGGTGACGTTAGGACTTTAACAACTGCTCACAATTTACATATGCACCCGACTGCTGCAACTGGACCCCCCTCTCCGCCTACCGTGACAGTGCCTGTCGCAACTACCGCGAGCATTGATGCCGCGAAGATTGCGTCTTTAAAATGCCCGTAATAAAAAATTTAAAACTATATTTGTTTGATTATGTCAGAAATTATTTATATAAAGCAAGCCGTTACAGCTTTCGGGGGACGAACAACTGCTCAGTTGAAAGCTCGCATTGCTGTAATTGACGAAATTATTGACGCTTTAGAAAGTCAAGCTTTGACTGCTATCGCGTCTGGAGGTGTTGTGAATTACGAGGAGTATGAGGTCAATACTGGTCAAACAAAAAACAAAGTAATATATAGAGACTCTGCCTCTGTGGCTAGGGCTGTTGAGGAGTACGAACGATTGAGACAGAAATACGTGAATAAATTAACTCCGAGACGAATTCGTCTAATAGACGGTAAAAGCTTCAACTAATGGGAATATTTGACATATTTAAAACAAAGGCAGCTCCTGTCCAGGAGAAAAGAGCGGGAGAGCCTACGGCTAACGGCTATTATGGTCCGACTTATTCAAAGTCTTATGACGGAGAAAAGAATCTCGGAGAAATTGGTCCTATAATTGACTACCGTCTCGACTATAAAGCACTAAGCTTGAGATCGTGGCAATCTTACCTTGAGTCTGATATCGTTAAAACGGTCTTAGATTCTTATATCAAATGGATTGTTGACGCTGGGCTGAAGTGTAAAGCGGAGCCTGCAAAGTCAGTTCTCGCCTCCACGATTGGAAGTTTTGACGATAAAGAGGCTGAAACTTTTAATAAAAGAATAGAGTCTCGCTGGGCTGTATGGGCTAAATCTAATCAGTCAGTTTTCGGAGAAAGAATGACGTTTAACACGCTAAGCCAGGAGCTATATAAAGGCGCGAAGATCGGCGGAGATATGCTCGTGATCTTGAGATTTGTCAAGGGCACTGTCAAAGTGCAAATGATTGACGGATTCCACGTTTCAACTCCTTATGCTTTCACGTCTGACAAAAACGTCATTTCTGAGGGTGTTGAGATGGATAAGGACGGGCGTCATATTAATTACCACGTAAAAACAAGCGCGACCGCCTGGGATATAATCCCAGCCTATAGTAAAAAGACAAAATTCAGAACGGCGTTTCTAGTGAAAGGAACTAAATACAGAGCGAATGACGAGCGAGGAGCTCCCGCAATTATGACCTCACTTGAGACCGTCAAGAAAATTGAACGGTACAAAGAGGCTACGGTCGGCAGTGCTGAGGAGCGTCAAAAGGTTGTCTGGCAGGTTGTTCACCAATCATTTTCAGACGGGGAAAATCCTATCGCTGATAAAATTGCTTTCGCAATGGACGAGAACAACTCTCAAAATGATATGCTCCCTCAGTCTCAAGCTGGGGACGCGCTCGCGTCTGACGTGTACGCGACAACAAATAAACAGACATTTAACAACCCTATAGGAGCAGAATTAAAGACTTTAGACTCAGATAGTGAGCTTTCATTTAAGGAGTTTTATCAGACAAATGCTGACATTGTTTGCGCGTCTATGGGGATACCTCCGAACGTTGCGTTTTCTATTTACAATGACAGTTTTTCAGCCTCGCGGGCAGCGACAAAAGACTGGGAGCATACGATTTTAGTCGAAAGAGAGAATTTCAGAAGTGAGTTTTTACAACACGTTTATAATTTTTGGCTATACTCTCAAGTGATCACTTTGAAAGTTGAGGCGCCAGGATACCTTGATGCTGTGAAGTCTGGAGACTGGATGACTCAAGAGGCTTATCAGTGCGTGAGATTTACAGGACCTTTGTTTCCGCATATCGACCCACTGAAAGAAGTAAAAGCAGAGAGAGAAAAGCTCGGAGTTTTGGGTGCTCACCTCCCGCTTACCACCCTTGAGCAGGCTGTCGAGAATCTTAACTCAGGAAATTCTGAAAGCAATCTCGATCAGTTTGCTGATGAATTAGCTCAGGCCAAAAGTTTAGGAATTGAAGCTATTGAGGAGGCTCCTATCGAAGGTATTCCAGTTGAAAAAATTGACAGTGAATAACTGCAAGCAAAGTTCATCTCACTTGCGTTCAACGAATAACTTTGCTCATGTTTTACCTGCAAGTGCTTAGGCTTGTGCTAAACTTGAAGGCTCGTGCTTATCATCCCGTAATAATATTTTTTTCTTCCCCTTCTTTTTTCTTACTCATACCCTTTAAAATATGCGTAATAACATCTACAGTCCAACCATTACCAAGCATTTTATACCGTTGGCTATTGCTTACGTGGTTTGTGTAGTTATCTGGTACTGTCTGCAGTCTTTCGCATTCTAAAACAGTTAGTTTTCTTGTGTGGCCCTTATCCACACTATCCCATTCGTGCCTATCATAACTTCCACGTCCACCAGAACGTACACATTTACTTTTTTTTCTTACTTCTAATCCTTGCCTTCCGCTTCTAATTGTTGGGCTTTTGTTTTCATATATCCTTTCAGGTCTATTTTTGTATAATGAATCCACTATTACAATGTTATCCTTTTGAACGGTTGTAAGGCAATTACTTTTTTCATCACTTCTTATTTCCAAATATTGTTTAGTTTTTCCAGCAGTCAACATTTTGCCATCTTGTCTAATTCCATCAACTAAATAACGTCCACGTCTTGCACCTACTCTTTCATTTTCATCTTCTAAAACATCTTTTAGTAAAATATTTTTGTCTTCCGGTAAAGTCAAATTAGGTATGTTAGTCCAATAATATCTTACTCTATTTTGAGCAGAAACCAAATTACTATTTATCATAATTGGTTCAACACCTAAATATTTACTAATAACATCTTGGCTTTCTTTTTTCATT